TACGCCTGCCATTGCTAATGCAGAAGCAACGTCAGCAGAGCACATGATCATGTTGCCCTTTCCTCTACGAGTTTCACGTGCGATTGCGTTTGCATCTCTTTCGATCTGGAATAGAAGTCCTTTGAACTTCTCAACTGACCATCTACCGTTGGAGTCAACGTCTAGGTCAAAAGTACCAGCAGTAGCAGTGTCATGTTGAGCACCACGTTTAGCGGACTTGTAGATAGTTCTAATAACTTCTCTGTTGATCTCAGCAAGAATCTCAGTTGATAGAATGTTTGCTAACTCAGCCTCAGCGTTCAATCCGTGGATTGCCTTAAGGTCTTGAGCTAATTCTAAACTGTACTGTGCCTTTAGAGCTCTTGACTTTGCAGTCACAGTAACTTTCTCGATTGAGAAAGCCATCTCGTTGAAAGTCTTTCCAGATTCTCCAAGATCTTCAGAGTCATCTGTACGCATACCTTGACCAACATCATATGCAACTTGTTTTGCATCTGTTGAAGGGTTAAGTGCGCCTGGGTTAGTACCTGACTGAGCAGTTGTACCTAAACCAGTTGTAACAGATGTAAATCCGTCTGTAAGACCATTCTCTTGAGTCTGTCCAGAGAATCCTGAGTCTGGTTCGTTGAATAATGCCTCTGTTCCAAGCATGTTGTTAGCATTTGTGCCATCAACAAATCTGGATCTCATTGCGAAAATAAGTCCTGTTGGAGCATTCATTGGTTGAACACCAGCAAGGTCATATGCCACCAAGTTAGGCATAGATCTTCTAATCAATGAGATTAGAACTGGGTCAAAACCTGCAACAGGGCCTGTTGCAGTTGCACCACCAGAGAAACCAGCACTTGAACCAGTGTTAGTATTTACTGTTGGAGCTTCTGAGAGGAATGATCTTTCCTCATTTAAAAATCTTTCTTGGTTCTCAAGCAAGACAGCAGTAACCGCTTTACGATGATTGTCCTTGATTTCATCAATTCCATCATGCTCTAGAAGGGGCTTCCACTTCTCTTGCAATTGTTCTGCGTTGCCAAACATTTGCGTTTTTACCTAATAAGTTTACGTTTGATTAATTAACAAGTTGAGATTCACTTTTTAGTGGCATGGGATAGTGCCTGGATGTATGCCGCCATACTACCAGAAACATCTGGTGATGCAGCGCTTTCGTTTAACACTTCCGAGTCACTTCTTTTTGGAGCAGTCTTGAAATATGACTCTTTTAAAGTCTCAAGCTTTTCCTTATAAGATTCTTCACTTTCAAACTCAACACCTTCGGCAAGTGAAGCGAGCTTTTCCTTCTGAGTGGTTGATAGACCTTCAGAAACATCGGAAAGGATGTTACCACCTGTTGCCTCTGAGAGACTCTTTGTGATAGCTATATTCTTTTCGATTTGCTCGTTGAGTTTTGATTCCATTTCGTCAAGTTTGTCTACCATATTCTCAACGACATCATATTTATCTTCAGGGATTGATACATAATGTTCTTCAAATAGACCTCTCATTCCTTCAAGGAATGATTCAGTCATTTCGGTTCTAATTCCACGCTCTACTTGTAGTGCGTTTTCTTGTAACCACTCGTCTGCGACGTACTCTAAGTAAGAGTCAACACGCTCAACGAGTTCGTCTTTCATGCCTTCGACCTCTTCTACGAGCTTTGCTTCGTAGTGAGCTTCCATGGCCTCTCTAAGTTCGGTAACTTTAGACTTTAGAGCAGCCTCGAAAATTGTCTTAGCTTTCTCTCTAAACTCTTCGGAGAGTTCCTGACCACCGAGAAGTGCATTAACATCATCATCGATGTCTACTTCATCAGTGATTTCGGGAAGTTCAGTAACTTCCTCTTCCTCAGCAACTACTTCCTCTTCTGAAGTTTGGTCTTCTGCAACTACTTCTTCTTCAGTTTCTGCTTCTTCCATTTTTGGAGCTTTAGGGGTTTCTGATTTAGACATAACACCTTTTACTGATTTTAAATTTGCTGCATATGAACCTTCACCAGCTGGATCCTTTAATTTATTAGAATCGTCTGTTGGTGAATTATTTTCTGGAGTTGGGCCACCGAGGTCTTCATAACTCACGCCTGCCATGGTTTGCATTGGCTCAGCTGGTTTTGCACCCTTGGTTACGGCGTTCTCCATTTCTTGTAAATTTTTCCCACGGGACATTTGAACTCTCCGAATTACCTTTTGTATAATCTGTTTTTATTTATATATTTAAAGATTTGCTAAGAAATCTTCAAAGACGCTCAATTTCTTTTCGTCTAATTTATTTTGATCAACTAGTGTGTTAATCTGTTTGTAAGTCTTTGATGCAAGGCGCTCACGAATGATGCCTCCATCCCAAACCCACTCTTTTCCTTCCATTATGCCATCTACGAAAGCATCTGGAGCAGAAGGATCTGCAACGATATCAGCAGCAGTAGCAAGAGTAAAATCTTCTCCTACCACACTGTATCCTTCGTTTGTTTTGTTTAAAGATCCTACACCTCTTGATGAAACACCAAGTTTAACACCCTCACCTAATAAATTAGATGCGATCTTACCCATTGGAGTGCTAAGAATCTTTGCTTTTCCTATAAAGTTATTTCCACTTTCTCTAAGTGAAACAATTTTATGTGATACTCTGTCAAGATTGACAGTCGGGCCATCTGGATGACCTAGTTCTCCAAGAGCTCTACCTTTCTCAACAAAGTTTTCGTTATATCTTCCAACTTCACGAGTAAGGGTTTGCATTGGATACATTCTACCATTACGATTTTTTATTTCACCTTGAAGGAATACACCTTCAATAAACAAGTTCTTTTTACCGTTGCGATTTTCAACAATAACTTCAACCTGTTCTATTTCTTCTCTAATGAGTTTCATTATTGTGCTCCTGATATTTGAACCTGTTGTGCAAATAATTGACCAGCTGTTGTATGGTCAGTCACCGCTGAAACAGCCAATTGTCTTCTTGCCTCTGCAGCAGTTACAACTGCGTTATCAGAGTTAAGAGTTTGACTGTCATGATCAATTGTTAATTCTGCACCAAACTGTGCAAAACCTCTGGCTCTAGCCTCTTGAATCGAAACTATTTTTGCAGTTGTATTAAATCCTGTTACGCCAGTAACGCCTGATATCACAATTACATCGTTAACTTTAAATGGATTACCCATTCCCTCTGGAAGTGTAATAACTGTCGCAGCTCCCTTTGTAATTCCAGCAATTCCGATAGAACTAACTCTACCTAAATTTAAAGTTGCAGAACTATTTGCAGGGACATAATAATCAGTTGTGGTTGCAGGCCCAGTGGTTCCAATCGCTACATGTTGACCAGCGTTTTTGGCAACAACTCTAAGTGTGTCCGATTGTACTGTAAAAGTTTGTGAAGCACTTGTTTGATTCGTTGCAAAACTAAAACCAGCGCCTACAGGTTGATGTGCCATTTACTCTTCCTCTTCGGTTTCTTCTTCAGCATTATCAAGTTCACCAACTGTTTCTGCATCTGGTTCTACATCTTCTTCAGATTCAAGCTCATAACCCAACATTGCATTGGCAACCGTTGGTTTAAGTGCATCTACTCTTGCACCAGCCTTCTGCATTAATTGAGTTTTTATTGAATCACTAATTTCAGATGGAGATTCATCTGCAATCATCAAGTTCATTAATTCATCCATGAGATAAAAATCCTATACCTATGTTTTATTTATATCTCGCCACCTTTAAGGTCTGGAGTGCCTGGAGAATCAGGGTCTTCAGTTTTACTTGTATCAATCTCTGGTTCATTGATGGGTTTTCCAAGATTATCAGCATTTCCCCCTGCATCCATAGCCATTTGTGCCATTTGCATCTCTTGTTCAGTTGGTGGAATGAGTCCAGCTTCCCTTTCAGCAGCGATTAATTTATCCTCTTCATCAATTTCACTATCAGTTTGACGTAAAATCTTACGACGAATATAATCCACAGAGTAATACTTTCCGATATAGGGGTCAGCAGTTGCAACTAAACCTAGTCTTTCTTGCATTAATTCTGCATCTTTGAGTTCAGCAAAGTGATTATCATACAAGTAATCATATTGAATGTGGTCACTCATTTGTTCCCACTCTTCTGGAGTCACTACATTCTTAAGAATTAGTTGAGTTTTAAGTATGTCATGGAAAAGATTACTAAATCTTTTTCTCATTCTTCCAACAAATTTAGTAAATTTAAGTTCATCTCTTAGTATTTCTGATGAACGACCTAAACTAAATCCACTATTATCTGCCATACGAGACTCAGGAACATTCAAAGAACGATAAAGTTTCTTTTGAAAATACTCTACGTCTGTAAGTTCTCCCAAGTTTTGTCCGCCAGGCAATGTAGATATCTCAGTTCCACGACCACCTTCTCTTCTTGGTAGCCAGAAATCTTCCATCATTGACATGTATTTCTTATCATCACGAATCTCACCAGTGTTTGCATCGTAAGTTAATTTATTACGATATCTCGCCATAACTTCACGAAGATATTGTTCTGCCTTTGCTTTTGGTAAATTACCAACATCAATATAGAATATTCTTCTTTCTGGAGCTCTTGATAGTCTATAGATGACAA